TCTGGTTTAGGTAAGACACAGGTAATGAGAGAAGTAGTTTATCATATGCTTAAATCAACTGAAGATAATATTGGATTGTTAATGTTAGAAGAAACACCAGTTATTACATCTAAAGGTTTGATGAGTATTGAAGCTAATCAAAGATTACATTTACCAGATGTACATGTAAGTAAAGAAGAAATGAAAACATACTTTGATGCAACAGTAGGTACTGGTAGAGTATATATGTTTGACCACTTTGGTTCTAACTCAATTGATAATATAGTTTCAAGAGTTAGATACTTAGCTAAAGGTTTAGATTGTAAGTATGTAATCATAGACCATGTTAGTATTATTGTATCAGACCAATCGCATGGTGATGAGAGAAGAGCATTAGATGAAATCATGACTAGACTTAGAACACTAGTACAAGAGACTGGTGTATCAATGATAGTTGTATCTCATTTAAGAAGACCAGATGGTAAAGGACATGAGGAAGGTGCAGCAACATCTTTATCACAGCTTAGAGGTTCAGCAAGTATAGGACAACTAAGTGATATGGTAATTGGTTTAGAAAGAGATGCACAAAATGATGACCCAGATATTAGAAACACAACAAGAGTTAGAGTATTGAAGAATAGATTCTCAGGATTAACAGGACCTTGTTGTGATTTAAGATATGATATTGATACTGGTAGATTGAAAGAGGTTAAAGCTGATGACCTTTAATAAAGTAGTTTTTGATATTGAAACAACAATGACTGCTGATAAGATATGGTGTATCATTTGTAAACATGAGAATACTTATTATCAGTTTACTGATGGTAAAAACTTAAATAGATTTGAAGAGTTTGCAAAACAAACTAAAGAATTTATTGGACATAATATTATTGGCTTTGATGTACCAGTAGTTAAAAATTTTTTAGGTGAAGATATATTTAAAAATTGTAAACTTACAGATACATTAGTGTTATCAAGATTACTTAATCCTATATTAGATGGTGGACACTCATTAAAAAATTGGGGAACAAAGCTTGGTCAAAACAAAATAGAGTTTGAACAGTTTGATTATCTTAGTGATGATATGTTAAAGTATTGTCGTAACGATGTAGCCTTAACAGAAAAGCTTTACAAATTTTTAATGAGAAAGATGACTGACTTTGGTGAGTCAATTGAATTAGAACATAAAGTTGCTGAGATAATTCAGAAACAACATGACAATGGATTTCTTATTGATGTTGTTAGTGCTTATGAATTACAAGCTAAGTTTCAAGAAGACATGAATGACTTAACTACTGAAGTTAGAAAGTCTTTTCCACCAGAAAAAATAGAAGAAACATTTATACCGAAAGTAAATAATAAAGCTAGAGGTTATGTTAAAGGACAGCCATTTACAAAAGTAAAATATAAAGAATTTAATTTAGGTTCACGACAACAAATAGGTGAACGATTAGTTAAGCTTGGATGGAAACCAAAAAAGAAAACAGATAAAGGACATATCATTGTAGATGAAAAAGTTTTATCTGAGATTAAAAATATTCCTGAAGCTAAACTAATTAACAAGTTTCTCTTGCTACAAAAAAGAATTGCTCAAGTCAGTTCTTGGATTGAAGCTATTAGAGAAGATGGGAGAGTACATGGGAAGGTAATTACTAATGGTACAGTAACAGGTAGAATGAGTCACCAGTCGCCCAACATGGCTCAGATACCTGCTGTGTATTCTCCCTATGGTAAAGAATGTAGGGCACTTTGGATACCAAAAAAACAATTTAAACTAGTAGGTGTTGATGCGTCTGGACTTGAGTTAAGAATGTTAGCACACTATATGAATGATGAGGAATATATAAATGAAGTCGTTAATGGAGATATACACACAACAAATCAAAATGCTGCTGGTCTGGAATCAAGAGATAAGGCGAAGACTTTTATCTACGCATTTATCTATGGAGCAGGTTCAAAAAAAATCGGAAGTATCATTGGAGGTTCGGAAAGAGATGGAGAAAGAGTTAAAGAAAAATTTCTTAGAGCAACACCAAGTCTTAGAAGCTTACGAGAAAAAGTGGAAAGAGTGGCTCAACGAAGATGGGTCAAAGGAATCGATGGAAGAAAAATAATTATTAGGCATCCTCATGCAGCTTTGAATACATTACTGCAAGGGTCTGGTGCTATAGTTATGAAGTATGCGTTGACATTGCTAGAAGAATATGTTAATAATAAACGAATCAAAGCATTTCCAGTTGTAAATGTACATGATGAATTTCAATATGAGGTTGAAGAAAGTAGAGCCGAAGAGTTTGGAAAGTTAGCAGTACAATCAATTATAGATGCAGGTAAACAATTAAAAGTGAGGTGTCCTTTAAATGGAGAATATAAAATTGGAAACAACTGGTCAGAAACACATTAGTACTTTAGTACCTGATATTAAGAAATTAATAACAGATGTATCTAATGGTAAACCTGCACCAATTACAGAAGAGAATCTAAATAATTTTTTAGAAAATATAAAAGAAGCTATGTTAGCTTGGAATAAACCTAGTGTTAAAGAAAAGTACGCAGGTAAATTAAGAATGTCTATTATAGGTAAACCACCTAGACAGTTATGGTATGATAAGAATAGTCCTAAAGAATCTAAAGAAGATAATTCTGATATGACTTTAAAGTTTTTATATGGACATATTATTGAACATTTAATTTTATATCTAGCTGAGTTGTCTGGACATAAGATAGAAGACCAACAAAAGAAAGTTGAGATAGATGGTATAACAGGACATATTGATAGTAAGATTGATGGAGAAATATGTGATGTTAAATCAGCATCACCTTTTAGTTTTAAAAAATTTGCATCAGGTGATATTGTTAATGATGACCCTTTCGGTTATCACGCACAGTTAGCAGGATATGAAACAGCTATGGGTACTAATCAAGGAGGATTCCTTGTTGTTGATAAATCAAATGGTGACATTTGTTTTTATAAACCAGATGATATGGCTAAACCAAATGTTAAAGATTTAATTTCAACTTTAAAAACAACACTAGAATTAGATGCACCTCCTAGTAAATGTTATGAAGATAAAGTAGAAAAGAATGGTAATCAAACATTGGCAACAGGATGTCAATTCTGTATTCATAAATGGGAGTGTCACTCTGATAGTAATAATGGAAAAGGTTTGAGAGTATTTAAGTATGCTAATAAAAATGTTTTCCTAACTAAAGTTATTAAACTTCCTAATGTAGAAGAAATAACAAATCAATACAAGGAGCAATTAGAAAGCTATGGAAAATCCAATCAAGCATAAACATTTATTAATCAGAGCAGAAGTATCTGAACCACCTAAGAATGAAGAACATATTATTTTTTGGATAAAAGAATTAATTAAAAAGATTGATATGAAATTACTTGCAGGACCTTATGCAACAAAGGTAACTAAGAAAGGTAATGCAGGTTTAACTGGTGTTGCTATTATAGAAACATCACATATAGTTATGCATACTTGGGATGAAAACAATCCTTCACTTATTCAGCTTGATGTTTATTCATGTAAAGATTTTAAAGAAACAGATGTATTAAATTGTTTATCTAAATTTAAACCTATTGAAGTTGATTATAAATATTTTGATAGAGAAAATAATTTTAAAGATATTAAATAATGAAATGTTTTTATTGTAATGCTGAAGTAAGATGGAATAATGATTATGATACTGAAGATACTTATCCAGATTCAGAACATGATATGGTAAGTATGTACCAATGTGATGAATGTGATACTTGGTATGAAGTATTCTCTCACAGAAAGGAGAAACATGAACGCAAAGACAATGAGTAAAATAAGAAACAAAGCTAAACATATTTTAGTTCAATGGTTATCTTCTTTGTTATCTAAAGAAGAAGCTAATAAAATTAATTATAAAAATGTATTACAATTCTTACCTAATCAAACTCACTATTGGCAAGATGGTACATTAAAGCTACAACCATGGTCATATAAATGGGTAGTAAAAAAATTAAAACACAACCAAGAGTTGACATATGATGAATTGTATGCTATGTTACAACCATCAGAAAGACAATTAAGAAGACAAGAGATGATTGAGAAAGGACCTTTATTATAATGACTAACAAAGATATATTCAAAGGTGTTACTTATGATTCTTTAGATAAGCAGGTAGATGGGAATCACTATAAAGGTATGAAGATTCAACCTGCTCAATTTATTAATGAGAATAATTTATTGTTCGCAGAAGGGAATGCTATTAAATATATATGCAGACATAAATTAAAAGGTAAACAAAAAGATATTGAAAAAGCAATTCATTATCTTGAAATGATATTGGAGAGAGATTATGATTCATGAGAGTACAATAAGTCAATTGGAAAAAAGAGCAAGAGGATTTAGAAGAATCATATCTTCTTTAAACGACTTGCCTATGTATGGTATAAATCCTGTTATAGATAAAATTTTATTTGTAAAGATTGAAGCTTTGAAAGACCATCTTAAAAAAAAGATTCAAAAGAATAATGAAAAGCTAAATGAAATTTATACTACTAGTATTGATAGTCTATTAGATGATGATGGACAAATAAACAATAACCATATATCTATAGCTAATGAAGAACAGAGTACTAAAAAAAAGTAGTAAGAAAGTAAAAAAGAATGAAGCTGATTTAGCTACATTTAAATTGATAATAAATAATCAAGGACAATTTATTGTAGAGAAATCTTTTTATCCTAGAGATAAAATTTCTTTTCATTTTAAAAGAGAGAATGCAGGTTTAATATCTGCTATGTTGAGAGAATCAGAAGTTAAGTTTAATGATATAACTGAGTTGTATGAAATCTTATTAAAAGAATTAACTTAACTTTCTTCGCCTTCCTTTTGTATTTCATTACAAAAATAATTTAAATATAATTTCCTATCTTCAATAGGTTCTTTCATTTCAACTGAAAAATTTTGTATCAATTTTCCACCTCCAGCCACACATTCTGACCATGAATTAAATTCAGTTGGAAGTGTCATCGTATTATTACAGTATCCAGTAATTGCAGAACATATACTAAAAGCTAATATAAATTTCATACTAAGTATTTATCTCTTAGTTGTATAGCTAAATTCCATTTACCTTTTTCTCTGCATCTATTAATTAAATATTTAATTCTGTATATTAATTTTGTTTTGTTATTCATTACTTAGCCTTTACTATTTTCTTGATTGATTCACTACCATCAATATTGGTTTCTATTTCTGCCTCTACTTCACCACACATGAATTGTTTATTATTCATTTCCATGTTTCTAGTAGCTTCTCTTTTCATCTTCAAACAAGTAGATAAGCTATCTTGTATTCGGTGCTCTACTAACTCACCATTTATAAACAAGCATAAAGCAAATACTAATTTAGTTATTCCCATTTAATTTACCTATGTTAGAACGAACAGAATCTTTTAATTTTTCTACATCAACTAATATTTTTTCTATATCTTTTTGTAGTCTTTCAATATTAACTTTGTTAGTCATATTCTGTTCTTGAGTTTCTTCTAACTTCTCAACCTGTGCTGATATATGTTCCAACAACATAAATTGTTCCTGGTCTATAGGTTTTTGAGCACTAGCCTCAAGTAAATCTTGTTGTTGTAATTTATCAGCTGTCTCTAATAAATTTATTCTTTCAATAACACCAAAGTATGCCCACACTCCTATGGCAACAGCTCCAACAATGGCAAGGAGATTCCTAATAGGGAGAGCAATGTTAGTGTTATCATTTATTTTCATATCTTAAATAAGTTAAGAATCTTTTTCCACCAAGGAATATATTCATCAGTTAAAGTTAAAGCTTCTTCGTATTCTTCTAAGTGTATACATCTAGAACAAATACATCTAGGACATTTGTCAACATTACAATGACATTTGTGATTACATGATATACAGTTTTTCATTATATTCCTTGTAGTCTTGGGTCTTTAGATGTTATATTCTTTTCTGCTTTAGGTCTAGCTATAGATTGTTTACTTCTTTCTCTAAGTTGTACCTTAGCAGAATCAGCTTTTCTTTTTTCATCTAATTGTTTTTTTAAATCCCATTTAAAATTCATATCATTCTCCTTATTGACAAGATAAACATTCATCAGAATCAGAATCTAATTCTGCTAAAGCTTCTTGTTTACATTCTTGTCCACAGAAAATATCTAACTCATCTTCTTGTTCAAACTTTTCATTACATTGTTTACATTTTTTTAACATTAAATACCTTCGTCTAAAAATTTTGTAGTTTTTTTCTTCTTTACTTTTTTCTTTGTAAATAAATTTTCTATCTTTAAAAAGAAATCATCTATAGCACCTAATACTGTGTACATTATTTTATCAATCATTATCTTACTGGTCCTCCAAATAGTGCTAATAATATCATTAAGATAATTAATATAGATGTGAAACGATAGTCCATTTTTATATCCTATTCCTGTCTTTCTATTTCCCCATAGTTTTTGCCATGACCAAACATTAACTTTACTTGACCAATGATTTATTAACAATAGTATTTGTTTTAACATTTATTTTTTATTTCTGAATATCTGTGTGCCTTTTATACCATAGATTGATGCAACAACAAGTATCCATAAATTCGTAAACCAACTAGGCAATTGTGAAAAGTATTCAAAGAAT